GCCAATACGTTTCGTGCCGGCCGCATGGAGGACTTGCGCGCGCATCCGACGGTGAAGCCGATCGCCATGATCGCCGACGCGATCAAGGACTGCACGCAACGCAATCAGTTGGTACTTGATACCTTTAGCGGCTCCGGCACAACGCTGCTTGCAGCCGAACGTGTCGGCCGGCAGGCGCGCGCGCTTGAAATCGACCCGCGCTACATCGATGTCGCAATCCGCCGCTGGCAGGCCTTCACAGGTGGTGACGCCGTTCACGCCGACAGCGGGCGGACATTCGAAGAGATGGAAAACCGCAATCGCGATGGCGCCCCTGCCCGCGACGTACGGCGCGCCAGGAGGTAACGACGATGGCACACAAAAGCAAACACGGCACCTGCCGCGACGATGGCGCAAACGCAGAGAAGCCCTATCACGTCGGCTACGGCCGGCCGCCGGCCAAAACGCGCTTTAAGCCCGGTGTGTCGGGAAACCCGAAAGGCCGGCGCAAGAAGACGCCGCGTTTTTCGGAGGTCACTGAACAAGTCCTCGATGAAACAATCGAGCTACGGATCGGTGAGCGCGTATTGCGCATGACCAGCCGACAGGCACTGGTGCGCTCCGCCATCCGCCAGGCCCTTGCAGGCAAACCACGGTTGTTGTCCGTCCTGCCCGCGATCATGCGTTACGAGAACGAAAGCTTGCAGAGCCGGGGCGATGCCGATCTGAATTTAGCCGCGGAGGATGAAGCCATTCTGGCTGACTTCCTGGCACGGCACAATACCACAGAAAATCCAGGCAATGGAGACAATACATGAAAGCAGATCCGCTTCCGCGCGATACCGCGCCGCAGCCGCGCGATGCCCGATTCGCTTTATTTGATGCAGCACTCAGAAGCGATCTCTATGCGTTCGTGCAAGCTGCCTTCCCGATTGTTGCAGGCGGTCAAGTCCTGCAGCGCAACTGGCATTTGGAGGCCATGACCGCGGCACTCACCGATGTGATCAATGGCAAATGCCGGCGGTTGATCATTACCGTGCCGCCACGAAGCTTGAAGTCGATCTGCACCTCGGTCGCCCTGCCCGCCTTCGTGCTCGGGCAAGACCCGAGCCGCAACATTATCTGCGTGAGCTATTCTGAGGTTCTGTCGCGCAAGCACGGCAATGATTGTCGCGCCTTGATGCATTCGCCAATGTATCGGCGGCTATTCCCGCGCACGCGTATCAGCTCCTCAAAAGATACTGAGGCCGAAATCAGGACTACGGCCGGCGGCAGCCGCCTCACCACCTCGGTTGGTGGCACCTTGACCGGCCGTGGCGGCAATCTGCTGATCATCGACGACCCGCTCAAACCGCAGGACGCACAGTCGGAGAGCTCGCGAGAGTCGGTGAAACAATGGTACTCAAATACGCTGCTATCACGGCTCGACCATAAGTCGGAAGGCTCGATCATTGTCGTAATGCAGCGGCTCCATCCGGACGACCTGGTCGGTCATTTGCTTGAGCAAGGCGGGTGGATGCATCTCAACCTTCCCGCTATCGCTGAGACGGAATGCAGTATCGCGCTGGGCAATGGTCGCTATCACCATCGCCGCATCGGCGACCTCCTTCATCCCGAACGAGAAAATGAGGTCGCCTTGCACGAGTTGAAAACCTCTATGGGATCGATGGAGTTCTCGGCCCAGTACCAGCAGGCGCCGGTTCCCCTCGATGGCAACCTGATCAAATGGTCCTGGTTTAAGTTTTATAGCTCGCCTCCGAGCCCACGTCCCGGTGACAGACTGATCGTGAGATGGGACACGGCGATGAGCAGCAACCAGCTTGCTGATTTCTCGGCGTGCGTCGTCTTGCTCGTGCGCGGCGAGACCGTCTATGTCCTCGACGTCACCCGCGCGCGCCTCGAATATCCCGACCTCAAACGCGCTGTACTATCGCAACATCACCGTTGGCGACACGCGGTGTCGAACTACAGTCTGCTCATTGAGAAAAAAGGATCTGGCTTGAGCCTCATTCAAGACCTCTACCGCGAGGATATCCATGCCATTGGCGTCGAGCCTGACCGCGACAAGATCTTGCGCATGGCCGCTCAGACCGCACCGATCGAGGCCGGCGCCGTCCACCTTCCTATGAATGCGCCCTGGCTTGATGAATTTAAAAAGGAGCTCTTGGCATTTCCCAACGGAAGGCATGACGATCAAATCGACGCCCTATCGCAAGGTCTGCAACGCGCATTCGCCCCAAAACCCGCGACTGCGGCGTTCGGCGTCTATGGGTACTTTTTCGACCCCTAGATGACCTCAAGGCGGGGCCGATAATCAAATGCTCCGGTGGTCCCTAAATCAGCAAGATCATTATCCAAAAAGGACTGGCATCTCGGAACAAACGGAGCATCAGTGTCGGTGGTTTCGAAGTCATGGATACGTTCTCGAATCAACGCCGGCCCTTGGATGCGCGCGCCGGCAGGGTGACGCCGGACGATTTGCGCGCCTCGGTCGAGGGCGAAATCGATCGGCTTCGACGAATGCTGATCATTGCACTTCGTGCTGAATGGCGCGCGACGTTCAAATCCGAGCCTCCAAAGGCCTTCGGTCCGGATCTGCTGCGAAGGAGTATCGCGCACAAAATTCAAGAAAATGCATACGGAGGTTTCAATCCGGCAACCTTGCGCTTGCTGAAACAATTGATCGCACAGCATGCCAAGACTCCCGGCAAGATAGCACTCCCAAGGCGCATCAAGCCCGGAGCAATCCTGGTGCGCGAATGGAAAGGCGTCAGCCACCGCGTCACGGCTTTGTCGAAAGGGTTCGCGTACGACGACAAAAGCTACGAAAGCTTGTCCGAGATCGCTCGCCTGATTACCGGCTCACGCTGGAATGGTCCAAGGTTTTTCGGATTGCGGCCGAGCAAAAAATAAACGATGGCAAGCAAACCAGAAAAAGTGATGCGTTGCGCGATCTATACGCGCAAATCAACCGAGCATGGCCTACAGCTTGAATTCAACTCGCTCGATGCACAGCGCGAGGCCTGTGAAGCGTTCATCCAATCGCAGGTCGCGCAGGGTTGGCAGCCGCTCTCTAAGCGCTACGACGATCCAGCATTTTCCGGCGGCAATATGGGCCGGCCCGCCCTACAGAAGATGCTTTTAGACATTGAGGCCGGCCAAATTGACGTGGTCGTCGTCTACAAGATCGATCGCCTCACGCGTTCGCTCGCTGATTTTGCCAAGTTGGTCGAAATCTTCGATGCGAGATCGGTTTCGTTTGTGGCCGTCACTCAGCAATTCAACACCACAACCTCGATGGGCCGACTGACACTCAATGTGCTTTTATCCTTCGCCCAATTCGAGCGCGAGTTGGCGTCGGAGCGCGTCCGCGACAAGATCGCCGCTTCACGCAAAAAAGGGAAATGGACCGGTGGCAGTGTGCCACTGGGTTACGACGTGAAAGACAAGAGGTTGGTCGTCAACCACGCCGAAGCCAAGACCGTGCGGACGATCTTTACACGCTATGTCGCTCTTAAATCTTTTCAAAAGTTGATCGACGAACTCAATAGCGGGGGCGTCGTCACCAAGGCACGCCCGGTCGCCGGCAAGACGGTCGGAGGCATTCCCTTCACTTATGGGCCACTTGCCTACCTGCTTAAGAATCGCACCTATCTCGGCGAAACCGGCCACGACGGGCATTGGTTTTCTGGCGAGCATGAGCCGATCCTCTCGCGGGAAATTTTCGACGCAGTCCAGCAGCTGTTAAAAGCCAATAGTGCCGGCAGGACGGGACGACGTCATAGAAGCGGCGCCCTACTTGCTGGCCTGCTCTTTGATGATAGCGGTAATCGTATGAGCCCGAGTTTCACGACGAAGCGCGGCGTCCGCTATCCGTTTTATGTCAGCTCGGCACTCCTACGGGGACGCACGTCGGATGCGGGCAGCGTTCCACGCGTTTCCGCCACCGAAATTGAGGCCGCGGTAATAATTACGCTTCGGTCCCACATGGACTGTGACGACACTGAATGCTCAACGCCTCAAGATTTGGTCGAGCGGAAAATTGACCGCGTGGTTGTGAAAGCAAAACGCCTAACGATCAGGCTGAAAGACACAGATGGCCTCGGTGCTCCGATCGAAATTCCTTGGTCCCCAACAAACAAAAGCAGTCTTGTTCAAATTGGCCAGACCGGAACCGACAGCGATCGGGTAATCAGGCCGCGACTCGCGCAGGCTATTGTTCGCGCGCATTTTTGGCTCGGACGGCTTCTCGACGGCTCCTATTCCAGTATCGACGACCTCGCGCGCGCCGCCGGTCTCCATCCAAAAGTGATCCGCAGCAGAATAAGGCTGGCGTATCTGGCGCCCGATATAACGGGCGAAATTCTGCAGGGAATTCACCAGCCATCCCTTACTCTCAATAAGCTGGCTGACATAGCAGCCCTTCCCTGGAACGAGCAGCTTCGCCTGCTCAA